AAGGATGCGCGAGCAGGCCTCAGTGTCACCACCACAATGGCGCAGAACGGCATGGTGGATGTGCCACTGCTGGCCAAAGAGATGCCAAAGGCGCTGGAGTCTGCCAAGTCCATTGGCCTGCACGGTCGCACCGGCTTCTCACAGGTTGCTGCACTTTTTGAGGCGGCTGCACGCGGTGCTGGCTCCCCTGAAGAAGCAGCGACGTTCACCACCAACCTGCTCTCTGAGCTGTCTTCACCGACACTGGCCAACAATTTCAAGCAAATCAAAGTCGGCAAGCGCGGCCTTGATATTCGTGCGCTGATGCGTGCTGACGCGGCGAAGAGGCTGACCCCGCTGGATACTGTCGACCGGGCCATTCGCAGCATGGATGAGCACGATCCTCAGTTCGTGGACCTGAATAAGCAGATTGCCCGGACGGCTCCAGGAGAGGCCAGAGCGCAGCTGGAGGCACGACGCGACCAGATTCACGGCCAGAACGTGGGGAGAATCTTCACCAATGAATATTCCCGTATGGGCTTCCTGAACTGGGAGCGTAACAAGGACTACTACCACAAGCTGGTCGGGGAAGGTAACGAGCAGTTTGATATGCCTGCCGGGAAAACCTCAGCCGACCTTGACTTTGAGCTGGTGAAGGACAGCCCGGCATTTCAGGTCAACAAAGCCAAAAACGAAGCGGCCTTTTCGTCCAATGATACTGCCTCTCCTTTCACTAAGTGGGTTGGGGAGGCGGCTGATAAAGCGGCTGAGCTGGCGAAAGAATTTCCCAAACTGACCACCGCGATCAGCGGGGCTTATTCCGCCATTCAGGGCATCGGGGCCGCAGGTGGTGCCGGGCTGGGGGCACTGGCGCTGGCGGGCGGGCAGAAGCTGTGGAAACGTCTACGGGGTGGTGGCTCAGCCGTAGCTGAAGAAGCCGCCGAAACAGCTGCAAAAAGCGGAGGCCTGCTCAGTAAAGGCGGAAGCCTGCTGGGCAAGGTCGTCCGTGCACCACTGGCTGAAGGCTACATGGCTGCGGGCCAGTTTTACGATCAGTTCCTGGAGCGCGGTGATGATAAGGTTAAGCGGCTGAAAGCAGACGGCTACAACATCCCGGACAACATGCCTAAGCCGGTTGGCTTTCTGGATGCCTTTGATGAAATCAAAAGCTTTTTCTCGCAGAACAATACCGCCAAACCTGCCGCAGCAGGCGCATCTGCGCCTTACGCCCCACAGGGGCCACAGCAACCAATTGTGGCCAATATCTACCTCGACAGCCGCGAAGTCACCGAAACAGTGCTGCGCCGTGTGGACGTGGAATCAAGGAGAAAATAATGGCTGAGACCATCAACGACATTGCCGCAGCTCTGGGCGTTGACCTGCTGATGCCCGCCTCGTTCCGGGGCGTGGAGTTTGACTGTCTGTTTACCCGCGACACGCTGGCAAAGGACACCGTGTCCTACGCTTACCCGTACCGGGACGGCGAAGAGGTGGAAGACCAGGGGCTGAAGGCGGTGAACTTCCGCCTGCAGGCTATCTTCTGGGGCAACCGCTACCAGACGCAGCTTAAAGCCTTTTTAAACGCCCTTAAAACGGCGGGCACCGGCGAGCTGGTTCACCCGGTATACGGCTCGGTGCCGGACGTGCAGTTTCTGGAGGCCGGAGTATTCCATGAGGTGGAGCCGGTTAACGCAGTCACCGTCGATCTGGTCTTTGTGGAGAGCGGTAAGCCCGATGCGCTGTTCGCCACCACCCATTACGAGGCAGACGGCGACAGTATTTTCGACAGCGCGATCGGCTGGTTCGGGGACGCAATGGACCGGCTTCGCGATATTCAGCAGGATATCGCCCGCGTCACCAATATCATCGCCTCAGCCGAGTACGTGGTAAACGCCCTGGCAAACGAGGTGCAGTCCACCATCGGCAGCGCCCTCGACTATCTGGACTACCCGACCGCCTTTATCTCCGACCTGAAGCACCTGACCGGTGCATTCACTGACCGGCTGTCGCTGAGCGAGGCTTCCCGCCTGTCGGACTGGAACGCCCTGACCGGGCTGAAGGACACCATGCTGACGTTACCGGCTCAGCGCACCACCTCGCAGCAAACCATGTCCTCCGGCAGCGTATTCGCTTCCACGCTACGCCGCGCCAGCGTGATGCCGCAGAGCGATACGGAGATGATCAACCAGGCCATCCGACTGGTGGCCGTGAGCGAAATGACCGACACGGCCAGCGATATCTTTGTGAATGAGAACGCCTCCCCGACGCTGTCCTCCAACGATATTGAGCGCATTACCGGCGATGTGCGCACCCTGATTGTGGAGGCGATAGCGGCCCAGCGGGCGTCCGTCTCGGCGCGTATGGCCACTGCCGTTCGCGAGCAGGCCGGTACGCCGGACACCCGTCAGGATCAGGCCATCATTGCCGCGCTGCAGGAAAGCGCCTGGCACCTCCAGGAGCAGGCTCGCGGGTTGATTCTGGCGTTGCCGCCGTTGGTGCAGCGTCAGGTGACGCGCCGCTGTAATCTGCCCCTGCTGGCATTTGAGTGGTACGGCGACGCGTCCCGCGCCACGCAGCTGGCCCGCCTTAATCCATCATTGCGCGAGTCAAATAACCTGAATCCGGGGGATGTGCTGTATGCCTGGGCAAGATGAGCAGCGCCTGACGCTGCGTATCGGGGGGCGGTCGCACGACGACTGGGAGCGCTTTGAGGTGGATTCCGACCTGCTGACTCCTGCGGGCGGCTGGCAGTTGTCGGTCGGCACCGCCGAGCCGGTGTTGCCCGCGAACGTGGAGGCCGGAGCCAGAGCTGAGCTGCGCTACGGCGACAGCACCATAATGACCGGCATGATTGATGAGCTGAGTCACGACGTGAGCCGTGGCCAGCATATGCTGGAGCTGACCGGGCGCGACGCAGCGGCGGTACTGGTTGACTGTTCGGCCCCCATTTTTACCGCACAGGAAATGACGCTGCAGGAGGTTATCTCGCAGGTGATTAAGCCGCTGGGCGTGACCACTATCCGCATGCAGGCTGAGACCCCCGGCAGCGTGAAGAAGGTCAGCATCGAGCCGGGAGACAGCGCGTGGGACGCCCTGAAGCGCGTCGCTGAAATGAGTGGCCTGTGGCCGTGGATGGCCCCGGACGGCACGCTGATTATCGGCGGGCCGGACTACAGTGCCACGCCGGTGGACACGCTCATCATGCACCGTAACGGGCAGAACAATTACCTGCTCAGGCTGGGCAAGCGTACCGATATGAGCGGGCGATACTCTCAGACCACAGTACTGGCGCAGGGTCACGGCACCGGGCATGAAGACGGCAAGGCCAACCGCAAATGCACGGTGAAAGATACCACCATGACGCTCTACCGCCCGCGCATCGTGGTAGAGGGTGACTCACAGAGCGATGAAGAGGTGCAGTTTCGCGCCCGTAAGCTGCAGGCAGATGCCAGGCTGAACGGTTTTGCGCTCTCGGCCACCCTGCGGGGCTTCACCACCGCGAACGGCACGCTGTGGGCGCCGGGCCAGCGGGTTTACGTTAAAAGCGACGTCCATGGAGTCGACGACGTTTACTTCATCATGCGCCGCACCTTCCGGGGCGGTCGTGGCCAGCGGCAGGAAACCTCGCTACTGCTGCGTGAGGACGGTATCTGGCTGCCGGATGCATATCCGAAGTCCGGCCATCGCAAGGGACACCGGCGCGGCAAAAAAGACAAGGGACTGTGGACAACATGGGAGCAGGTCGACAATGCCTGATTTTTCTGGACTGGTAGATAAACGCATCCGTAAGGCGCTCAGCGGCATACGTCTGGCCTTTCGTGGCGTGCTGACCCGTATCACCACCACGGGGGGCGTACAGACCGCGCAGGTGGCCGGACTGGCCCCTGAAGGGCTGGAAGGCATTGAGATGTTCCAGCAGTACGGTTTCACCACCGTACCGCCAGAGGGTGCGATGGCGATTGTGCTGCCGCTGGGCGGACGAACCAGTCACGGGATCGTGATTGCCACCGAACACAGCAGCTACCGTCTGCAGGGGCTGGAGTCCGGCGAGGTGGCCATCTATACCGATGAGGGAGCCAGCATCGTCCTGAAACGTAACCGCATCATTGCTGTCACCTGCGACGACTGGGAGCTGAACTGCAAGCGCATGAAGGTTAACGCCTCGGAGTCTGCAGCGTTCACCACGCCGGAGCTGAGTACCTCGGAGAAGCTGACCGTACAGGGGCTTATCAGCGGCAACGGCGGTATGGTCATTAAAGGCGCTGAAGGTGGCGTGACGGCCTCGTTTGAGGGTAATATCAGCCATACGGGCGGCACCATCACCTCGGTTGCGGTCACCATCAACGGTGTGCAGATTGGGACGCATATCCACGACACCCCGGATGGCCCGTCAGGTAAACCACGCAACTAGGATTATTGCCGGGGCAGCATCGCCCCGGACTTAGCCGCTTCACCCCCGTACCTTCCTGCCTGACCGCCCCTGCGGCATTCTGCCCGCTATGGACGCCTATATCGATCAAACTACCGGCGATTACACCGGAAAACGCTGTACCGACCTGCATAACGCGGTCTGGCTGCGTCTGCGCATCCGCAAGGGCACTTACTGGGCTGACCCGCAGATGGGGTCTCGCCTGCACGAACTGGCCCGCGCGAAGGATACGCCGCAGACCCGCACGCTGGCCCGCCAGTATGCCGAACAGGCGCTGCAGCCGCTGATTGATGACAAAAGGGCAACCGCTGTGAATGTGGACGTCTCCTCGCCGGAAACCGGCTGGCTGTGGCTTTCCATCACGGTCACCAGCGCGGGCGGGGATGTGCTGACCTTCAGGCATCCGGTCAAAGTGGTTTAAACGGGGAATTATGGCTCGCAGCGTACCGGCACTCGCCGACATTACTCAACAACAGCTACGGGATATCCGCAACCAGCTCCCGGATGCGGACGTCTCCGGTGACAGTGATTACGCCATCCGGGCGAACGCCGTCTCCGGCGTGGCGCAGGGTCTGTACAACGACCAGAGCTGGATACTGCGCCAGATATTTCCCGACACCGCCGATCATGACTGGCTGGTAATGCATGCCCGCTCACGTGGTCTTTCCCCTAAACCCGCCAGCGCAGCAAGCGGTCAGGTCACGCTCACCGGCTCTGCGGGCCTGAAGGTGGCCAGCGGTCTGCAGTTCCGTCCGCGCGGCGGCAATGTCCTGTACCAGACCACGGCAGAGGCCACGCTCAGCGATAAAGGCACCGTTACCGTGAGCGCCAGCGCCATGACTCCTGGCGTCGTGGGCAACCTCAGTGACAACACCGCTGCCACGCTGCTCAGTGCCCCGCAGGGTATCGACAGTGCGGTAACGATTAAGACCATGCGCGGTGGCACGGATGCCGAGAGCGACGACTCGCTGCTCTCCCGCCTGCTGGAGCTGATGCGCCGCCCGCCAGCCGGGGGCAACAAATACGACTACCGCCGCTGGGCGATGGAGGTCAGCGGCGTATCAGAGGCGTATGTTTACCCCCTGCGCCGGGGCTATGGCACGGTGGACGTGGTGATTACCGCCAGCGGCGGCCTGCCGTCCGACGAGACTCTCAAGGCGGTGCAGGCCCATATCGACGACCAGCGCCCGGTAACGGCGAAAGACACGCTGGTGATGGCCCCGGAGCCGGTGAGTACCGATATCTCAGTCAAAGTCAGCCTCGACGGGCTGTCGCTTGATGAGGCCAGGACGCAGATAACCCAGGTGCTGACGGACTACTTCAGCCGTCTGGCTCCGGGTGAGATTGCGGTCAGAACCCAGATGGGAGCGCTTATCTCCGATATTACCGGCGTGGTGGACTACGAGCTGACCGCGCCGACCGGTAACGTCGTGCCGGAGGTCAGCGAGAAGACCGTGCAGTGGATACGTCCGGGCACCATCACCGTGGATGAACTCAAATGACCGGGAACGACTGGCGCGAACTGTTGTACCTGCTGCTACCCGATGGCTATGCACGCGATGGTAAGCGGCTGAACGCTGAACTGCAGGCCGAGGGGAATATGCTGGCCAATGTCGAGCGCAGCGCTCAGGAGGTGCTGAACGGCGTGACGCCCTTTACCGCTGTGGCGCTGCTGTCGGACTGGGAGCGCGTGCTGGGGCTTTCAGTGAGCAACGGCATGACCATTCAGGCCCGTCGCCAGCAGATTATGGCGAAGCTGAACGAAACCGGAGGGCTGAGCCGCAGCTACTTTATCCGCCTGGCAAAGTCGCTGGGCTATGACGTCACCATCGACGAGCCGGAGCCGTTCCGCTGTGGCCGTAACCGTTGCGGTGACCGTCTGTGGATACCGGAAATTGTCTGGGTGTGGATTGTGAATATTCAGGATGGTCAGGTGCCGATTTACCGCTTCCGCTGCGGCAGTTCGGCTACGGGTGAGCGCCTGATGTCATTTGGCCAGAATATGCTGGAGAGCATATTCCGCGATTTAAAACCTGCTCATACACAGGTTGTATTTAATTACGTGGAGAATAAAACGTAATGAAAGATATTATCGAGCCGGTTGATACCGACGATGGATTATTTCACGATGGCGACCCGTCAACCGGCGCGGAAGGCACCATCGTTTACGCGAAAATCATGAACGCGCTTCAGGGCGGTATTATTGATGTTCAGACCGAGAGTAAAAATATTCTGGCTGAAGCTAAAATGACGCCTGACCCGTCGAAGAATAACCAGCTGGTGACGGCAATAAAAGCCATTGCTACGGCGATTGCGGCCACCGCTGCGTCTGTGGCTGTCCCCGTTGGCACACCGCTGGCATGGCCAACAACCACGCCACCTGACGGATACGCCATCATGCAAGGGCAGACGTTTGACACCGCCAAATACCCGAAAACCGCTGCGGCCTATCCGTCCGGTAAGCTGCCTGATATGCGCGGACAAACCATTAAAGGTGCGCCTGATGGGCGTGCCTTACTGAGCCTTGAGGCCGATGGCATCAAGTCACACGCGCATACTGCGACGGCGTCAAATACTGACCTCGGCACCAAGACCTCATCCGCTTTTGATTATGGTACGAAAACCACATCAAGTACGAATTTGGGGACTAAGGCCACAACATCTTTTGATTACGGGACAAAGACAACAAACAGTGCTGGTGCTCATACACATAATTACAACGATAACTATGTTGCAGGTGCAGCTGGCCCTGACGGAGCTGGAGATAAAAAGGGGCCACGAGCGACTACATCAGCTGGTGCGCACACACATACCGTTGCTATAGGCGCACATACTCATAACATTGTGCTTGGTGCCCATACCCATACGGTAGCCATTGGTGCACATACTCACGCTATCGTTATGGGAGCACACGGTCATACTATTACGGTCGCCGCAGCCGGTAATGCGGAAAACACCGTTAAAAACATCGCATTTAATTATATTGTGAGGCTAGCATGACTTTTAAAATGTCCGACAACGCACAAACCATCAAAGTTTTTAATTTGCGTGCTGACACTAATGAATTTATCGGTGCCGGTGATGCGTATATTGCACCACATACAGGATTACCCGCCAACTGTACCGAAATAGCGCCACCGGCGATTCCTGTCGACCATGTCGCTATTTTTGATGAAGCGAAGCAGGCGTGGTCGCTCATCGAAGACCATCGCGGCGTCACCGTTTATGATACTGCCTCCGGGGCATCAACTGTCATTGAGGAGCTGGGGCCGCTGCCGGAGAACGTGGTGACGACAGCTCCCTTAGGGAAGTATGAGAAGTGGGACGGGAAAGCCTGGATCAAGGATGAGGAAGCGGAAAAAGATGCACTACTGGCAGAGGCAACAGCCAAACAAAGCCAGTTAATCACTGAAGCCCGCCAGGTTATCGGCGAATGGCAGACCGCACTTATGTTGGGGTCACTCTCTGAAACTAACAAAGCCAAGTTACAGACCTGGCTCAACTATATCGAGGTGCTGAAAAATGTCGACCTCAGCAAGCCAGAGTGGCCGGAAAAACCAGAACAATAAAACCGATATTGACAGGAGGGGACACTTCCCTTTTGCTTAAAAATAAACAAAGGAGTAAGAAATGACGTTGATTCAGACTGTATTACTTTATGGTTGCACTGCTGTTTGTGCGCTCTATCTGATTGCTGGTGGCTATAAAACCATTCGGGCTTATATTCGTAAAAAGATTGACCAGGCTGCTGAGGCAAAAACAGCGGCAGCAAAAGAAGCCTGAACAGTCAAATGTGCCGAATGCGGCACGTTTGGATTGCTGTATTTTGTTTGCTGGTTTCATATCTATAAGGGAGGGGTGACACTGGCTCCGCCCGTTAACCTTTTTTGCAATAACCGCGTTTTAAGCCAGTCTGATAATCTTACCTCAATAATCCTGTGTGTATAGTGTGCGACAATAAACGTTGTGGCTAGGGATAAAACCAATATCAGTATGTCAGGCATTACAAATAAGTGTGCGGCATGTTTTGCAATCTTAATGAAAATGTTCTTAATATTTTCATGTAAAAGATAAATTGAATATGAACATGCCCCCAAATGAAGCAGCGCACGATTGTTGAACCGGAAGCCGCTTTTTTCGAGTTTCAACATGGCTACTAACAGCAAGAGACAAGGGAACCCCCAACCCTGAAGGCCATGCCCGACCCAATGTGGGGCATAGACGTTGTAGAGGAAAATCCCTATAAAACAGAAGTACAGGCATGTTTCGCTTTGCCTTGTAATTACCCGCATTCGAGGGTAATACATCCCCAGCAGAGAACCGGCAAGAAACTCAAAAACGATAGGGTGAGTTATCATTGAAAAGTAAGTATACGGGAATGAAAATCCATAAATTAAATAGTTTTCTGGCAAGGAGTTCAGCATAAGGGGTAAGCCTATAACGCTACTTATCAGCGTTATGGAAAATAGCCATTTGTATTTACCAAAAACAAAGGAAACAGTAACTACCAGATAGAAATACATCTCGTAGTTTAACGTCCATCCCTGGCCGATTTGTGCGCCCCCATAGGCCGGGCCATTGTCACCACCAATAGGGATAAATAGCATCGACTTCAGACTGTGCAACCAGGCTGTGGCATCCGAACCAAAACTCAGCATCGTTAATATGTAATAAAGAGGAAGTATCCTGATTAGTCGGCGCAACAGGTAGTTTGCCCCCGCTCTTGTACCAATACTACTCGGCGATACCGTATAAGCCGCAATAAACCCACTAATCAGGAAGAACAGGTCTACTCCCCAGGAGCCACCAGGTATTATCTTCCCGAACGGAGCATTTGCGGGTAATGGTATAAACGCCTGATGGTGAACCAGCATGACCGCAACAGCGGCTATGCCGCGCAGGATCTGAATTGAGTTAAGCGTACCGTTTTTCTTTTCTGCCATGTGTTGTTCGTTTGTTAACCTATGTAAAGCGCAGATTGTATAGCCTTACATACTATGTGGCTAACTTTTTTGCTACTTTCTCATGAGGTTACGCAGAAATAGCGTTAGGGGCTTCACTGTGAATCAAATCCGTTCAAATCTGTATCAAACTATCTTACGGTTACATAGTCAGCGCCAGATAAGTCTGGCGCTGATGAACTCAGGACGTAGGATGTCACAGCCATGCCAGATAAATCAGGTAGTTCTGGCTTTTTGTAGTGCAATTTTGCTTAGCTTCAACTGCCCTAAAGAAATGAATTTTTCTCCATCACAAACATGAATTGCGGTATCGTCTATCAATCCCTGGCCTATAAGGGCATCCACGTTCGCAAGCATCTGAAACTCATCACAATCACCAAAGCACTCAAAATATTGGTCTGCCGTCATACGATGAGGATGAAAGACTAGAAGGGCATCAAGGATGTCCTTCTGTAATTCAAGAGATAAAAGTTTATTCATGTCGTAGTTTCCTTTTAAATCCGGCTGGCCTGAAGCTCATATTAAATATGAACAATGGCTAACACCTTCAATGTGTTAAAGCATAAGAAAAACCTTTCTGGGTCAACCTCAGGTGACAAAGGTTCAACGTTGCGCATCCCTTTACATCTATAACAGCTCGGCGAGATACAAGGCCTTTTGCTATCAATGACATGACGTTTATCACCATCTGGAACTCATCGCGTTCGCCGAAGCAATTGAAATATTGCTTACCCGTAGGCGCATACGGATGAAAAACGGACAAGGCTCTGAGGATGTCGCCCTGCAGCCTGTGAGAAATGAGTTCATTTTCCATAAATGTCTAAACCTTAGAACAAGTACCCCACCCAAACTGGTGGTTCTTAAACTGTGCAAAAAAATCTCGTTGAAGTTCGCGATCTAAATCAAATTAATAGAATTTGGTGATAGATTAACCGCAATTGATCGGCAAAACAGATCGATACTGATAAGGACATAGAATTACCAACTTCTGGGATTGAAATCATCAGGTGTTGCAAAGGCATGCGTGATGATTATTCAGTCATTTCTTATTCCATTTGTAAGATATTTGCACTCGTTAATGGCATAAATGTTAGTGCAGAATTTCCTACAAATGAGTGCAAATTCGTTTTCAGCGGTACAGTTCATGGTCAATTCCTTCTAAGCGACTAAGAAACCTACAGGCCTGTAGTGCGACGCACACCAAATCTATGGGATCGGGCAGTACAGAGGAAAGAAGCAAGGAAGGTTAGTGATGGTTTGATAGGTTGAAAATTGCGCTGATTTGAAAGGTATTTGATATGCCCCGGTGGGGTATCATCGTGAATCAAATCCAATTCAAATCAGTATCAAACAATTTTCGCGCCTACACATGCCGGTCACGGATTTAAACAGACGATGGAAATGGAACGGGCTGACGGCAACCTGCCGGGCCAGCGCCTCCAGACTCAGGGCCGGATCCTGCTCGAGCAGACGGCAGGCCAGCTCAATTTTTTGCAGCTTTTGCGCCTGCGGATCGGGTTTGTCCGGCATGCAGCGCTTGCAGGGACGAAAGCCAGCCTGCGCAGCGCGTTTTGCATCGGGATAAAAACGAACATTCTGACGCAGCGCGTGGCGGGCGCGGCAGGAAGGACGGCAGAAAATGCCGGTCGTCTCTACCGCAAAGACAAACTGGTTATCGGCGAGCGGATCGCGGGCCAGCACGGCCTGCCAGCGCTCATCATCGGTCATGGTCAGGTTTTTCATCATCGGCTCCTCTTACAAGCATACCCCTACCTTGCCCGAGCGCCAGCGAAGAAAAACCCGCAACCTTGCTTTTTAATTTTGTTCCTTAACCAGAAAGCTGTCGAACTGCGGTGAATGCCAGGTTTTGAATCCATCCGCCTCTTTGGTGATCATGTAAACGGCCAGCCCTTCCTGACGCACTACCTCTTTAGCTTTCTCGGTACCCAGCACCATCAGCCCGGTGTCCCAGGCGTCCGCCTCCAGCGCCGTCGGGGCGATAACCGTGACCGAGACCAGGTTATGCGTGATTGGACGTCCCGTCTGCGGGTCGATCACATGCGAAATCCGTTTACCGTCAAGTTCATAGTAGTTGCGGTAGCTGCCGGAGGTGCTGATGCCGTGACCGTTGATATCCACAATCGCCTGAACCGCGTTCTGCTGGTCGGTTGGCTTTTGGATCGCCACCCGCCACGGTTCACCGCTGGCGTTCATGCCCCGGCTGACCAGCGCACCACCCACTGAAACCAGATACCGTGAAATCCCTTCCTGCGCCATCAGCTTAGCAAGATGGTCCGCTGCATAGCCCTCGCCTACCGTCGAAAGGTCGACAAACAGATCGGGAATATCTTTCTGAAGATACTGCTGACCGTACTGATAGATCGTCGTCAGATGCTGTAACCCCGTGCGGGCGCGGGCGTCATCAATCGCCGCCTGGTCGGGGGTGGTGTCAGGCTGTTTAGTGGGGCCAAAGCCCCAGAGGTTCACCAGCGGCCCGACGGTGACATCCATCGCGCCGTTGGTTTTGTATCCCACGCGCATTGCTTCGGTCACGATGTCGGCCATCGCCTCACTGACTGGCCACAGCGAGGTGCTTCTGGAAAGATTGAAGCGCATCAGCGCGGAGTCATTTTTCCAGGTCGACAGCAGCTGATCGTCAGCATCCAGCTGCGACTGGATTTTTTCGCGGAGTTCGTCGGCGCGCGCGTTGTCTAGGTTCATCACGCTGACGCGCCAGACGGTGCCCATGGTTTTACCATCCAGAACCGTTGGCGCTGGCGCGGTGGTTTTTTCCGGAGGCGTTGATGCGTCGCATGCTGTCAGAAGTAAAAGCGTAGCCAAAAAGCTGGCGCGTAAAAAAGTCATGTCCATTCTTATTATCCTCATGCCAGGGCGGCAAGAGTACACCAAACGGGGGCATTTGTAAGACCCCAATCATTGCATGAAAAAAGGGGCCAAAAGGCCCCTTCAACGTACTGAAACGCGATTAGAACTGGTAAACCAGACCCAGCGCTACGATATCATCAGTACCGATACCCGCCTGACGGGTGAATTCGTTTTCGTCCACGAGGTTGATTTTGTAATCAACGTAGGTAGACATGTTTTTGTTGAAGTAGTAAGTCGCGCCAACATCAACATATTTCAGCAGATCCTGATCGCCGTAACCTTCGATGTCTTTGCCTTTAGACTGCAGGTACGCCACGGATGGACGCAGGCCGAAGTCGAACTGGTACTGAGCAACCACTTCGAAGTTCTGCGCTTTGTTCGCAAAACCGTAGATGTCGCTGGTGCTCTGGGAATTACCGAAACGGGTTGCGTTATAGGTCTGAGAGTACTGCGCGGCCAGGTAGATGTTGTTGGCGTCGTATTTCAGACCACCGGTGTACACTTCTGCGCGATCGCCATCACCCAGTGCTGCGGTGTTGTTCTGGTCAGAGGTACGTTTGGAAGAGGACATCGCACCGCCGATGCTGAAGCCTTCGCCCAGGTTGTAGGACAGGGATGCCCCGTAACCGTCGCCGTTCTGTTTCAGGGTGCTACGACCCGCATCGTTTTCACCGCTGACGCTGCCGTTTTTACCCTGATACTGCAGAGCAAAGTTCAGGCCATCAACCAGACCGAAGAAGTCCTGGTTACGGTAGGTTGCTACGCCGTTGGCACGGGATTGCATGAAGTTGTCTGCGCCGTAAGTGTCGCCGCCAAACTCTGGCAGGACGTCGGTCCAGGAGGTCACGTCGTAGATTACGCCGTAGTTACGACCGTAATCGAAAGAACCCGCGTCAGCGAATTTCAGACCCGCGAACGCCACACGCGTCCAGGACTGGTTGTCGCTTTCATCGGTGTTACCCTGAATCTGGTATTCCCACTGGCCGTAACCGGTCAGCTGGTCGTTAACCTGAGTTTCGCCTTTGAAGCCAAGACGCATGTAGGTCTGGTCGCCGTCAGCGCTCTTGTCATCAGAGAAATAGTGCAGACCATCTACTTTGCCGTACAGATCTAATTTGTTGCCGTCTTTGTTATAAATTTCAGCCGCATTTGCTGCGCCTGCTACCAGCAGAGCTGGTACCAGGAGGGAAAGAACTTTAACTTTCATTTTATTAACCCTCTGTTATATGCCTTATTATTGCCACTGCTTACTGATCAACCCTCTTAATCAGTCGGCGGATTCATTCTCCTTAAAATTACAGAATAATCCAATGGGAATATGATACTAAAACTTTGAAGATGTTTCATTGTTCCATAAAGATGTTTCCATTTGTAAATAAAGAGGAACTTTTACAAAGCACAAACAGTGAAAAAATAGAGCACTTATAATCAAGCTTAAAAATATCAATAATAAAATCAACAGGTTAACTCAAAATTCTTTACAGCACTGAAAGACAAAACAAAATCGCACAACCTCACTAAAATAACTCTTGCTATCATCATTAACTTTATTTATTACCGTCATTCAGCTTTGAATGTCTGTTTATCCCTGATTAGACCGAATGCAAGGCATTCGGTTTTTTTTTACCTATCTTTACGTAAATATAATTTTCTTGTGCTACCCGCGTGAAATTATAACGACTATTAACTAAATCGATTATTTTCCCCTCTAAAATATCCATTCTGGCATAAATTTTTAATTTCTTGTTTATTAGTGCTATTTTCGCCCTCTTATCGCCACTTATTTGTACACTCAGCATGATGTTGTACATCTTTTAAGCTTTATGCGATGAGGGTATTCAGGCAATAAAAAGTCCCTGCTTCACCGATGACGGCGCTGGAAATTCGGTTATTACCCTTTATACTGCCCTATCCCCTTAAAGCGCAGCCACCACGGGTTAAACATATCAATGAGTCAGACTGAAACTACCGCCCCGAGCAAATTTTCCCTTCTTCCCGGGAGCATCACCCGTTTCTTTCTTCTGTTGATCATTGTGCTGTTAGTCACGATGGGGGTGATGATTCAAAGCGCGGTGAATACTTGGCTTAAGGACAAAAGCTATCAGGTCGTCGATATCACCCACGCTATTCATAAGCGTATCGATACCTGGCGCTACGCCACGTGGCAGATTTACGACAATATTGCCGCCGCCCCGGCCACATCGTCCGGCGAAGGACTACAGGAAACGCGTCTTAAGCAGGACGTTTATTACCTCGAAAAACCACAGCGTAAAACAGAAGCCCTGATTTTCGGCTCGCACGACAGCGCCACGCTGGAGATGACCCAGCGCATTTCCAGCTATCTTGATACCCTCTGGGGTGCGGAGACCGTGCCGTGGTCTATGTATTACCTGAACGGCCAGGACAACAGCATGATTCTGGTCTCGACGTTGCCGCTTAAAGATCTCTCCTCCGGCTTTAAAGAGACTACCGTTGGCAGCATCGTTGATTCCCGCCGGGCGGAAATGCTCCAGCAGGCTAACGCCCTGGACGAGCGTGAAAGTTTCTCCTCCCTGCGTCGGCTGGCCTGGCAAAACGGGCATTACTTTACCTTGCGCACCACCTTTAACCAGCCAGGGCATCTGGCGACGGTGGTAGCCTTCGACTTACCCATTAATGACCTGATCCCGCCGGATATGCCGCTGGACAGCTTCCGTCTGGATCCTGACAACAGCACGCAAAACATGCGCACGCCGCCGGATAAAGAAGGGGCAGAGAGCGTCTCGATCTCCTTTAACGGTTCGAAGATTGAAATTTCCTCCTCGCTGAACTCAACCGGCATGCGTCTGGTGTGGCAGGTTCCTTTCGGCACGCTGCTGCTCGACACCCTGCAAAATATCCTGCTGCCGCTGCTCCTGAACATTGGCCTGCTGGCGCTGGCGCTGTTTGGCTACAGCACCTTCCGTTTCCAGCCGGGCCGCCAGAAGGGGGAATCCTCTTCCGTCTCCGTTGGAACAAGTAACGAGCTACGCGTATTGCGCGCCCTTAATGAAGAGATTGTCTCCGTGCTGCCGTTGGGTGTGCTGGTTCACGACCAGGAGGCTAACCGCACGGTAATGAGTAACAAGATTGCCGACCACCTGCTGCCACATCTGAACCTGCAGAACATTACCACCATGGCGGATCAGCATCAGGGGGTGATCCAGGCCACCATTAATAATGAACTCTACGAGATCCGCCAGTTCCGCAGCCAGGTGGCATCGCGCACGCAGATTTTTGTTATTCGCGATCAGGATCGCGAAGTGCTGGTGAATAAAAAGCTGAAGCAGGCGCAGAGGCTGTATGAAAAAAACCAGCAGGGGCGCGCCGCGTTCATGCAAAACATTGGCGAGGCCTTCAAGCAACCGTTAAAAACGCTTGCCGCGAAGGCTGCCGAACTGAGCACGCCTGAAAGCCATCAGCTCGCAGGCCAGGCTGACTCGCTGGTGCAGCTGGTAGATGAAATTCAGCTTGCGAACATGCTGGAAAGCGACAGCTGGAAAGGCAATCCGTCCCTGTTCTCTATTCAGGATCTGATTGATGAAGTGGTGCCTGACGTGCTGCCCGTGATTAAGCGCAAGGGTCTGCAACTGCTCATCAACAACCACTTACCAGCTAACGATAAACGCCACGGCGATCGCGAAGCCCTGCGCCGGATCCTGTTAATGCTTATCCAGTACGCGGTGACCACCACGCAGATCGGCAAGATCACCCTGGAGGTCAGCACCGACGAGTCAACGGACGATCGTCTGACCTTCCGTATCCTCGACACCGGCGAAGGCGTCACCGTGAGTGAAATTGATAACCTGCACTTCCCGTTCCTTAACGATACGCAGGGCGACCGCTACGGCAAGGCAAATGCCCTCACCTTCTGGCTGTGCGATCAGCTGGCGCGCAAGCTGGGTGGGCACCTGAACATCAAGGCGCGTGAATCTCTCGGCACGCGCTATTCATTGCACGTAAAAATGACCGCCAACCCGCGGGAAGAAGATGAAGAACGCCTGCTGGATGATGTGGTGGTGATGGTCGATGTGACCTCAAACGAGATCCGCAATATCGTGGTTCGCCAGCTGGAAAACTGGGGCGCAAGCTGTATCACCCCCGATGAACGGCTCGCGAGTCAAGAATTTGATCTGTTTTTAACTGATAATCCGTCTAATCTTACTGCCTCCGGCTTGCTTTTAAGCGATGATGAGCCAGGCGTGCGAAAAATCGGCCCTGGGCAGATGCGCGTCAACTTTAACATGAGCAATGCGATGCAGGAGGCTGTACTACAACTGATCGAGGAGCAGCTGGCGCAGGAAGATATCCTGGAGTCCCCGTTGGGCGGTGATGAAAATGCCGAACTCCATGCCAGCGGATACTATTCACTGTTTGTTGATACAGTACCAGATGATGTTAAGCGGTTGTATACTGAGTCCGCTGCGAATGATTTTGCAGCGCTGGCGCAGACAGCACACCGGCTTAAAGGCGTGTTTGCCATGCTTAATCTGGTTCCCGGCAAGCAGTTATGTGAAACGCTGGAACATCTAATTCGTGAGAAAGATGCCTCTGGCATTGAAAATTATATCAGCGACATTGACGCCTACGTCAAAAGCTTGCTGTAGCAAGGTAGCCTTATACATGAACAATATGAACGTAATTATTGCCGATGACCATCCGATTGTACTGTTCGGTATTCGCAAATCGCTTGAACAGATCGAGTGGGTGAATGTAGTCGGTGAATTTGAAGACTCTACAGCACTGATCAATAACCTCCCAAAGCTTGATGCACACGTCCTCATCACCGATCTCTCCATGCCTGGGGACAAATACGGTGATGGGATTACGCTCATCAAATATATTAAACGTCACTTCCCTGACATCTCGATCATCGTTCTGACCATGAACAACAACCCGGCTATCCTGAGCGCGGTGTTGGATCTGGATATTGAAGGGATTGTGCTGAAGCAAGGTGCGCCTACCGACCTGCCGAAAGCGCTCGCCGCGCTGCAGAAAGGCAAGAAGTTCACCCCTGAGAGCGTCTCCCGTCTGCTGGAGAAAATCAGCGCGGGTGGCTACGGTGACAAACGCCTGTCACCGAAAGAGAGTGAAGTTCTGCGTCTGTTCGCTGAAGGTTTCCTGGTCACCGAGATTGCCAAGAAGCTGAACCGCAGCATTAAAACCATCAGTAGCCAGAAAAAATCCGCGATGATGAAGCTGGGTGTGGATAACGATATCGCTCTCCTGAACTATCTCTCTTCCGTCACGCTGAGCGCGTCGGACAAGGATTGATCTCCGCTGCCTGTGCCGGGTGGCGCTCGCGCTTACCCGGCACACAGACCCCGTAGGCCCGCGCAAGCGCAGCGCCGCCGGGCAATTAAAAAGGCCCTTACGGGCCTTTTTTATACTCTCGTTTTTCTGACCCTGTCTGCATACACCGACAACGTCTGCTTCAGCACGTCCAGCGTTACCGGTTTTGACAGGCAGCTGTCCATACCCGACTCAAGACAGCGCTGTTTCTCTTCCGCCAGGGCGTTTGCCGTCACGCCTACCACTGGCAGCGTCAGGCCAAGTTGACGAATGCGCTGCGTCAGGCGATACCCGTCCATATTCGGCATGTTCACGTCGCTCAGCACGATATCAATATGGTTTTTGCTGAGAACGTTAAGCGCATCGACGCCATCGTTCGCCGTTTTGCACTGATACCCCAGCGAGCCGAGTTGGTCAGCCAGAAGGCGACGGTTAATCGGATGGTCGTCCACCACCAGGATCATCATGTCGTCATTCAGCGAGGCCAGCGACTCAGGAGAAGGCAGCGCCGATGCGTTATCCCCGTCGTCCAGTTGGATGCTGTAAATGCGCGCCAGCAAGGCTAACAGTTCGTGCGGCGTAGCCACGCTGTGCACCCACTCGCCGGGCGCGCGCTCAACGGGTATGCCGATATGACGTCGGCAGAAGATCACCGCGCCCCTGCCCTGCCACGGCTGCTCCGGCGGGTCATCCGCAATCAGCATGTCGTCCGCATCCGGGGTTTGCCCTTCGTAGAGAGACACCTCGATGCCGTTACTGCTTAACAAGGATCTGAGGTATTCGTTCAGCGATGCGTTATTGACGGCCAGCCAGCAGCGTTTACCGTTCAGGCCGTCCAGCATCGGTTTGGCCGGGTACTGCGCCGAGTAAAGCGGAATACGTATGGTAAACTGGCTCCCCATGCCCGGCTCGGTATCCACGGAGATATCGCCGTCCATCATGCTGATCAGTTTTTCGCAAATCGCCAGCCCCAGCCCGGTGCCCTGGAAGTTGCGCTGTACTCCGGTTCCCACCTGGAAGAAGGGATCAAACAGGCGCACTACTTCTTTCGCCGGGATCCCGACGCCCGTATCGCGCACGCGGATGGTCAAATAGTCGCCAACGAGGCAGACATGCAGCACAATACAGCCCGTGTCGGTGAATTTAATCGCGTTGCTGAGCAGGTTCGAGATGACCTGCTGCAGGCGCATCGGGTCGCCATGCAGCGTCAGCGGCACGTCAGGCTCAATAAAGCAGTACAGCCCCAGCTGTTTACGCACCACCAGCGGCATGTAGTTCGCGCTGATGTGGTTCATCACCTCGCGCGGGGAGAACTCCCGCGGCTCGATTTTGAGCTGTTCGGACTCAATTTTCGAGAAATCGAGAATGTCGCTGATGATCTTCAGCAGCAGACTTGAGGAGTTGTTCATGGCCGTGACCAGCCTGTCGACCCCTTTCGGTAACTCCTTGGTCTGCAACAGATCGAGGTTACCGATAATGCCGTAAAGCGGTGTGCGCAGCTCGTGGCTGACGGTGGCAAGGAACATCGACTTCGACTGGCTGGCCTGCTCCGCCGCCTGCGCCATCTCCTGCAATGACTCTTCCATTTTCACGCGCGCAGAGACATCCACCAGCACGCAGATCGCCACGTTTTCATTACGGTAGCGCGAATGCACAAAGCTGATCTGCAGGTTAGTGTGGGTGCTGGTCAGCACGTCGACAAAGTTAACCTGCTGACCGCAGATGATCTGCGTCAGCCGCTGCCGGTCTTCGTGGGTCAGCATGTTGAGGTAGTTATGTGCCAGCTCATTGCTGAGGATGTTGGTGCCATCCTGGGTGCGCAGAATACAGATCCCCACCGGCGCAGAGGCGACAATCTTGCGGTTGAACTGCTCGTGCTCTTCCAGACGCTGGGCATCACTCTCGGCAGGGATAAATATCCGGCGCTCGTACATCCGCGCCAGCATAAACAGCGCGACGCCGACCAGCACGTTCAGCAGGATGGCATTGAGGATCAGGATACGGATCCGCTCAAGCACCATATCAACAGGCACCGAGTAGACGATGCTGAGCGAGGACGGCGGTAAACTTTTCTTGAGCACCAGCTCGCGGAAGCCCGAGGTGTAGCCAAACCACGAGCGCTCCTGCATCCAGTGCGGATCGATTTTTAAGCGGCTCTCCGGCCCGGTCAGCGAAATCAGCGTATGGCCGTTTTCATCCAGAATGGTCACGCCCATCGGCAGGCTGCCCGGCGTGAAGAAGTTTTCCATACGGATGGTTTGTTCCGTTCCCAGCAGCGCCTGCAGGCGGTTAGCCAGGTAAACAGGGGTAAGGGCATAGAAATAGCCGACGCCCATGCGCGGCCCCTGGCTTATCCAGAAGATGTTATTGCCGCGCTCTTCCTGAGGTGCATTGCGGTACTTAACGATTCGTTCATGCAGGCTTTTCAGCGCATCATCCCGTTCGACGGGCATATCACGCAGGCCAAAGTCGGCCATGCAGAGATTTTCGCTGCCGATAAGGAACACGCGGTTCAGATCGTAGGCGGCGGAAAAATTATCGCGCCAGTAGCGCATAAACCAGGCAAGAGATTCGAGCGAACCGCGCCAGGTGTTACCCATCGCGGAGCAGTCTGAGTCCGGGAACAGTGGCTCGAAATTGGGCACTTCCGTTTTATCTTTGCGTCCACGGATAGCCATGATGCCGTTTTCCGCCGTCAGGCGATTTTCAGCAATGTATTTCAGCTCCTTCATTACATCCGACGTTCGCTGAATGTAACGCTGGGCCTGATCGGAGCTGATACTGAACTCCTGGCGAATTTCAGCTTCTTTCTGGTTAAGCGCGTTAACAATATAAAAGACCGAGATCAGCGCCACCAGCAGCCACAGCAACAGTGCCAGCGCCCGAAACAGATAACGAGAGACTTTCAGCGTAGTACGAAAGGAGACAAGGTATTTCAAAGGGGCGAGGCTCCGCCATCGGGGTCAAAAAAGAATGTGGTTAAGGTAGCGGTAAACGCGCCATGCCGCAACGTTCAGTTATCTGCAACTGCAAAACAAAAGGGCCGGAAACCGGCCCTTTTCTTCACATCAGGTGATGATTACTCGTCTGCGTCATCCGCAGCATCATCGTCGGACTCGGCTTCCGGCGCGATGTCATCATCGCCTTCCGCTACGGTACCGTCGATAGAGTCAAGCTCTTCGTCATCAACTGGCTCAGCAACGCGCTGCAGACCCACCACGTTTTCATCTTCCGCAGTACGGATAAGGATAACGCCCTGGGTGTTACGCCCTACCACGCTGATCTCAGACACGCGTGTACGCACCAGCGTACCGGCATCGGTGATCATCATGATCTGGTCAGCATCGTCTACCTGCACCGCGCCCACAACGGAACCGTTACGCTCGGTCACTTTGATGGAGATAACGCCCTGCGTGCCGCGAGACTTGGTCGGGTATTCGCTTTCTGCCGTACGCTTACCGTAACCGTTCTGCGTGACGGTCAGGATTGCGCCTTCGCCACGTGGAACAATCAGGGAAACCACGGCGTCTTCACCCGCCAGTTTGATCCCGCGAACGCCGGTCGCGGTACGACCCATTGCGCGCACCGCGTTCTCTTTAAAACGCACCACTTTACCGGCGGCAGAGAACAGCATCACTTCGTCAGAACCGGAGGTCAGATCCACGCCAATCAGTTCGTCGCCTTCGTTAAGGTTGACGGCGATGATACCGGCAGAACGCGGACGGCTGAACTCGGTCAGCGCCGTTTTCTTCACGGTACCGCTGGCGGTCGCCATAAAGACGTTAACGCCCTCTTCGTACTCGCGCACCGGCAGGATCGCGGTGATACGTTCGTTCGCTTCCAGCGGCAGCAGGTTGACGATCGGACGACCACGCGCGCCGCGGCTCGCTTCCGGCAGCTGATACACTTTCATCCAGTACAGACGACCCCGGCTTGAGAAGCAGAGGATGGTGTCATGGGTGTTAGCCACCAGCAGGCGGTCGATAAAGTCTTCTTCTTTAATACGTGCGGCAGATTTGCCTTTACCACCACGACGCTGTGCTTCGTAGTCGGTGAGCGGCTGATACTTCACATAGCCCTGGTGAGACAGGGTGACCACCACGTCTTCGCGGTTGATCAGGTCTTCGATGTTGATATCAGAGCTGTTCGCGGTGATTTCGGTGCGGCGCTCGTCGCCAAACTGGTCGCGGACCAGCTCCAGCTCTTCGCGGATCACTTCCATCAGACGATCGGCGCTGCCCAGGATATGCAGCAGCTCAGCAATCTGTTCCAGCAGTTCTTTGTACTCGTCGAGCAGTTTTTCATGCTCAAGGCCGGTCAGTTTCTGCAGACGCAGATCCAGAATCGCCTGAGCCTGCTGTTCAGTCAGGTAGTACTGACCGTCACGCACGCCGAATTCAGGTTCCAGCCATTCAGGACGCGCGGCGTCATCACCGGCACGCTCCAGCATCGCAGATACGTTGCCCAGCGCCCACGGCTGTGCCACTAACGCGGCTTTCGCTTCAGCAGGGGTTGGTGCGCGGCGGATCAGCTCGATAATCGGGTCGATGTTTGCCAGCGCGACGGCCAGTGCTTCAAGGATGTGCGCACGGTCGCGGGCTTTACGCAGTTCGAAGATTGTACGGCGGGTCACCACTTCACGACGGTGACGCACAAACGCGCTCAGGATCTCTTTCAGGTTCATGATCTTCGGCTGACCATGGTGCAGTGCAACCATGTTGATACCGAAGGAGACCTGCAGCTGAGTCTGGGAGTAGAGGTTGTTCAGCACCACTTCACCCACCGCGTCGCGTTTGATTTCAATCACGATGCGCATCCCGTCTTTATCAGACTCGTCACGCAGCGCGCTGATGCCTTCAACGCGTTTTTCTTTTACCAGCTCGGCGATTTTTTCAATCAAACGCGCCTTGTTCACCTGATACGGGATCTCGTGAACAATGATGGTTTCACGGCCCGTTTTGGCGTCGGCTTCCACTTCGGCGCGGGCACGGATGTAAATCTTGCCGCGACCGGTGCGGTAAGCTTCTTCAATACCACGACGACCGTTGATGATCGCTGCGGTCGGGAAGTCTGGCCCCGGGATGTGTTCCATCAGCCCTTCAATGCTGATCTCTTCATCATCGATATAGGCCAGGCAGCCGTTAATCACTTCCGTGATGTTGTGTGGCGGAATATTGGTTGCCATGCCCACCGCGATACCGGATGACCCGTTAACTAACAGGTTCGGGATCTTGGTTGGCATAACATCTGGGATTCGCTCAGTGCCGTCGTAGTTATCGACGAAATCAACGGTCTCTTTTTCCAGGTCGGCCATCAGCTCGTGAGCGATTTTCGACATACGGATTTCCGTATAACGCATCGCCGCCGCGGAGTCGCCGTCAACAGAACCAAAGTTACCCTGACCATCTACCAGCATGTAACGCAAGGAGAATGGCTGCGCCATACGAACGATGGTGTCATAAACGGCGGTATCACCATGCGGGTGATATTTACCGATGACATCACCCACGACACGGGCAGATTTTTTATAGGCTTTATTCCAGTCATTGCCCAATACGTTCATGGCGTATAGTACGCGACGGTGTACCGGCTTCAGGCCATCGCGGACGTCCGGCAGCGCACGGCCAACAATGACCGACATCGCATAGTCCAGAT